AGTGTTCATTCGATACAAGGTTGTCTATCACCATTGTCCTTGTAACTTGTGTAGTCGCCACTCAACGCTACGGGGCTTGCTGTCAGGTGTAAACCAGCCCATGTTCTATTCCACGCCACCCATCTAAGTGCTTAATATCGTTTGGAGTACGGCAGAAATAGAAAAACCCCTTAAGGTAGCTCTAAGTTGATCCCACTTGCTAAAAGGTTCGACAACTTTTAGTAAATGCTCAAAGCTACCCTAAAGGGTCTAGTCGATTTTATACAAAACAGGGATCAATCTGCCCTATCAGTATAACCCAAGTCTTTCAAAATTAAAATCCCCGTGAAAGCCAAAAGTTTTAATGTTTGACAGTTCACGCTCAAAACTAAAATATCGTGCCAGTTCCTCGGGTGCAAACTTTATACCCTGATTTTCTAAATATATACGGTTTAAGTGGCAAATTTGGTCATCTTCGTTGTGATCTGTATACACAAAGTCAGGGCTGGCGGTCAGTTCACAAAGCCGCTTTGAGCGTAGGCTAAAGCCACCATTGCCTACTCGTCTACCCATAGGATGCCAATGCCATACTGCCCCAATGTAGTCATAGTCTAAAAATTGGTCGTTCCAAGCGTCAGGGTTAATAATGAACCCATCCCATTGAACTATTAAAACAAAGTCCGTATAAATGTGTTTATGCAATTCTTGAAGGATAAATTTGTTATATGCTTGGCGGCTGTTGATTTGGGAATCATTTATAAAGACTTCACCGCCAAAATTAAAGTGTTCCTTGCACCTGTCCATTGCCTTCTTAGCTTTGTCAGGCTGTACGGAATCAATACAAGCTAGGGTAATGTTATTCAAGTTCAGGCCAAATTAACCTGTAAGTGTTGGGAAAAAGCGACTTACGGGTAATTAGCCCATGCGATTCTTTTTCTAGCGTTGCAGCCAGCATGACCAGCTTATCCATTGGTATATCACCGTTTTGCCACATAGATACGGCAGGCACAGATACCCCGACCATCTTGGATACACGGGTACATCCACCCAATAGTTTAATTATTGCTGTTGCGTTCATGTAAGGTATCTTAACTTATGTGTATCTTTTTTGCAAATACTTGTTGACTTGTGGTTTAAGGTATCTTAATATGGTCTTACCCTACTTAGGGTGATAACTACCCTAGTTAGGGTGAAATAGAAAGGTAAATTATGAGTGATTACGACCAGCAGTTAGCAGACCAAGTTCAGATGCAGTTTGAACTAGATGAAGTATTCAAAGACTTGGAAGATGGTGTACTTCTTACCGAGCGTCAAATAGACCTATTACGCCATTGCTGCGGATATGTCGCACCTAAACGCAATAACCATGTAAACCCTGTCATTCGTGACATTGTGAACGACTTTGGTCAAATTTTTGGAGCAAACAAATGATTATTACTGATACGCAAAAAGATTTTAAGATTGCCCCTGCTGGCTTACATATGGCACGGCTATATAGCATTATTGATCTAGGCCATCAAGCTACCGAATGGGCTGGCGAAACCAAGATCATGCACAAGGTCGTATTTACTTGGGAACTGCACGGTGACGATGACGCAGGACTTCCGCTAAAAACAGACGAGGGAAAGCCTTTAATCGTGTCCAAACGATATACAGTTAGTTTAGGCGATCAGGCTCGTTTACGGCAAGATTTAGAAAGCTGGTCAAACAAAAAGATGACTGCGGAAGATCGTAAGAACTTTGACCTTAAAGGCTTATTGGGTAAGTTCTGCATGGTCAACATTACGCATAGTGAAGATGGCAAGTACGCCAACATTAGCGGCATTAGCCCTGTACCGTCTGCCCTGCGTAACGCCCAGCCTGAAGGCATCAACCCAACTAATCACTTTTGGCTGGCTGAGTTTGACCAGTCTAAGTACGATGCGCTGCCAAAGTATTACAAAGAAAAGATTACCGAATCGTCTGAATGGCGTGGGCAGAAACAGCGTGAAGCTGCCGCACCAAAGATTGAAGATGACAACCTTAACGATATTCCCTTCTGATTATGTTTATAAAAGAAAAGGTAGAGCAAAATGGTCATTGGTACAGGAAAGACGGCACTCCAGCCTATACAACCATCGGCAAAACTGGTGAACGGGCAACCACGCTTCGTGACGCACGGAAACTCGGACTTCTGCCAAGTGTTACAACAATTAACGGAATGCTATCGAAAGCAGGGCTTGATACATGGAAACAGCAACAAGTCCTCTTAGCGGCTTTAACGCTGCCAAGACAGCCTGACGAACCCGAAGCCGACTGGTTGGCTAGGGTAATGCAGGATTCCAAGGCTACAGGCAGGGAAGCTGCGGAACGGGGTACGGCTATCCATGCGGTAATCGAGGCGTATTTCGATCAGGTGTATATGCCTGAAAAGCCACCATACTTAGATGCGATTGATAGTACGCTTAAACGTACGTTTGGAGAACAATTGTGGCTGCCTGAAAAGTCGTTTGGTCATCCGTTAGGGTTTGGTGGCAAATGCGATTTAATGGCTAAACCAATAAACGGTGAAGGCGGTGGCTTTATTGTTGATTTCAAGACCAAAGATACCGACCTTGATAAAGTCGATGTTTATTTTGAACATGAGATGCAATTAGCGGCATACCGTGAGGGCCTTGGCGTTCCAACAGCACGGTGCGCCATCGTTTTTGTAAACGGCACGACCAACCAAGTCAAACTGATTGAGATTGAGGAACAAAAGCTACAAAATGGCTGGGAGTGCTTTCAACACCTATTACGGGTCTATCAGATCAAGAACGGAATATAATGGGTACGGGCGGCAGGGTTAGACACAATCTATACTCCTTCACGGGACTGCCGACCCACCTCAACTGTTGTTTTTTTACAAATCTAAGGGTATATCCCTAGATAAATGTGTTGATATTGTTAAGGTAACTTAATAAACTAGCTGTACTCGATTGGCGAGTGATATAGAAAAGGATAGATATGAAAAACAGAAATTATGTAATGTCTTTGTACTGCGGTGACACATACCTTGATGTGTACGGCAGCGTTGATATAGATGAGCCTGATGTAGGTCATGTCGGTGGCGTAGACATTGAAGATGTTTGCATAGCCGATACCAAAACCAGCGTATTAGAGATGATTCACGGACTAGGCGGCTGGGCTAAGTTTGAGAATAGCGTTCAAGAAGCCTATGTTTCGAGGAATGACGCATGAAAGAGATTATCTTAGGTGCGTTGCTAGGAATAGCGTTTACTATTTTTTTTTTCGTGGCTAACTATTTAATGGTGCAAACATGAACAATAAATGGACTAAAGAAAACTTTGAACTATACGATGCCAGTCACCCTGACATATGGGAAATGTTTAAAAAGTTTTCATTGCAGGTAGCGGCTAAACGGCAATACTTTTCAGCTAAATGCGTGTTTCACCGTGTGCGCTGGGAAACCGTTATTGGCAATACGGGTGACTTTAAGATAGATGACGGCTGGATCAGTCACTATGCAAGAAAGTTTGCTCGGGAATATCCTGAACACGAAAATCTATTTGAGTTTAGAACTCGTAAGAAAAGCTATCACAACGACAACTACGCACCGTTTTAAGCGTAGGGCCTAGTACCGCTGCGGTCAATAATCAAAGACTGTCTGCGAGGATTGCCCCCAGCAGTATTAGGCACACTAATATGTGTCCAGCGGTCAAATTCTCGAATAATTTGGTCATATCCTATTCCCGATGCAATAACAGCCTTAACGACTTCATCGGGGGTCATGCTCGGTACTCGTATATCTGCTGCACAACCAATCCGATGCTGGCTAGTGTCCTTTGATCCTACCGCATCATTTACCTGTTTGCAACGGAAGGCAGAATTGACCATGATTGGCTTGCCACCTAGTACCGTTTTAACTTCTTCTAGGAACGCAGCTAGGCGCACAAGGTTAGCCATTTCTAAAGCGTTAGGCGTATTGTCAAACTGACGGTGATCCGTATGGGTTAATTCGTCAAGGGTAAAATGTTCACTTAGCTGCATCTTTTTCTTTCGCTCTCATGTCCATGATCTTTTCAAGGGTACGACCACCAAAGTAAAATGACATAATTAGCATACCCCATTGACCTAGCAGTTCTACATAAGCCTTGTTTGTATCTAGGTTAAATGCAGACATCATGGCAAATACAAAATAGCCGCCAAGGATAAATATAAGGGTCATGGGGCGAATGTTTTTGGAAAGCCAGCTATCGCTATTCATGTCTGCTTGCAGTCTTGCAGTCAGTTCATGCTGCTCTGCGGCATCGGCATTGATCTTGGCTAGTTCGCCATTCTGCTGCATCTCTAGCAGTTTAAGTTTGGCCTGTTCAGCCTGTGCTGGGTCAGGAAAGACTTTATCTAGTATCTTGCCGCCAATGTCAAGTAGTGCGCCTAGTGGAAACATTATTTTTTATTCCTTTCCTCGATCAATTTAACCCGTACATGAAGTTCGTGAATTTCTTTATAAATTTCTTCACGCATTTTTGCCCGTTTCTCTGCTGAAATTGGGCTGTCTGTAGGTATGCCTTCGCTTGTAATCAACGCTGGCATTTTGCCTTCAATTTGGGTAAGACGGGTTTGGAATGAAGATACTTGACCGAGTAGCCAAGCTATACAGGCTACCAATATTGGAATTACCGCCTTGAGTACATCTTGCATATTCATCTAAAACGCTCCCAAAATAAACTTTAGCCACAAGGTTACAATTAAAGCGGCAACAAAACAATAAAATTGCACCCTTCGTACTGCTTTCAAATCGTGCTGGTATTCTTCGTTATTCTTGCGTTCCATGTTTTCAATGTCTAGCTTGATTTTTAGTAACGCATCCCACTCTTTTGCACCGTACTGCTTTACAAACTTAATCTTTAAATCTGCTTCTTCGTCTGATATTTGTTTCTTGCGTTTCCATTCTTCTAATGCCTTGACTAACGCTCGTTCTTTCTTAAATTCTGCTTCTCGTCTTGCCCGTATGCGTTCTTGCGCTTGCTGCTGGGCTACATCTACTGCATCTTTTTGTATGTTCTCAATCTGCTTACTTACAGACTTACCAGCTTCACGGGCAGAATCTAAACCGCTACTTAGCCCTTTTGCACCTTCAGACAACCCGAGCAAATCTGACACATTATTTGCCTGTCAGCCAATGTGCGATAAATCCTACAATAGAACTAATAGCCGATACAACCATCATGCCGACCCAAAAACCACCACGACCTTTATTAGCTAAAGCAAGCAATTCTTCCATGCCTTCTTCTAGCTTATCTACTTTGGCGGTTAGGTTATCTACCTTCTCCCAAAGCTGGCCGTATTTAACTGGGTCGATTTCAAAAGACATGGGTTGCACCTTAGAAAGTTCCGCAATTTACCGTGTAAGTACCAGTTTGCAAAAAGTTTATAGTAACTGCATCTTGCGCCAATGTAGGGTCGGCTAAATTAATAATTTTGTTTGTATTAAGGTCAAGATCACCCGTCATTGGGGTTTGACCGTCTGCCGCTACCGAATCAGTCATAGCAGCAGCCAAGTCATTCATGGTGTTATTTGCCCATGATGAACTAATCGTAGTTTGGGTTACTACTGGATTACCTGCTGGGAGAGAATAGACTCCCGATCCGTTTCTAGACATTATTTTTTCCCTTTTCTTAACTCATCTGCTATTTTTTCAGGCGTATAGTTTAATGATTCTTGCACTTGTTTAGTTAATTTTTGCTTTTCTAGGGCTTCTGATCCTACTTCAACCATTGGGCCAACTAACGGAATTCTGTTTATTAGCTTGTTTAACACTTTGTCCATTGCACTAGCAGTATTAGATTGATTGATACCTTCAACTGGTGAATTAATCGTAATAGCAGTATCTCTCAAGTTTCTAATTTCTTGTGCGCCTGACTTACCAAACATATAGTCTAACTTGCCTGATTTATCCAAATTTTTAACAATTGTGTCAAATTGTTTAGGATTAAATTTACGCTGCCCTAAAGAATCTGTTTGTATATTTTTGGTAATAGCATTTCTAATGGTTTCAATAGTTTGACCTTGCAATTCTCTAAAAGCCTGTTGTCCATTAGGTGTCTTTTTCAGAGTTCTTCCTAACGCCATCAAGCTATCTAAGTCAGATTGCATTACTGAATGGTCAAATACTTTTTCTAAAGCAACAACTCTATCATTAGAATTTGGCTTTTTGCTCAATAAATCATTGATTAGCCCAATGTTTTCAAACTGGTTAGCAAACTTAGTTCTTAACCGTCTTGCTTCTTTAAATAGATCACCACCAGCGTTTTCAGTAACAACATCAATCATTTTCTTTATGTCACCACCAAACGCCATATTGCTAGGGCTATCGCCTGACAGTCTATTGACCATCTTGCGTACTTCTTCTATCTCGTTAAGTGTCATTTCACCATCTTTGGCTAATTGACCTAACTTAATTTTTGCGCTATTAATAACTGGAGCATTAACGGCTTCTGCTTCCATATTGTCAAGTTGGTCAATAATTCCTTGAACATTAACTTTTTGTTGTCCTTCCTCAGATTCTCTAGCAGTTGTATAGGCACTTTTGTAAGCAGTTTTAGATTTATTGGCAGTTTCTCTTAATGCAGTATCAACTGCCTCGCCAGTTGGTCGCATATAGAATTCATTGGCTACTCTAGCACCTGTAGCATCTACATAAGCATCTAAGTTTTGACCAATTTTAGTATTTCGCAATTCTTGGGCTGCAATCAATGGTCTGCCTACACTCTCAGGGTAGGTTTTCATTGTTTCAGCTTCAAATTGTTGATCTGCAAGAGTTCTTGTAGCTTGACCTTTACTTAAATCAATAGGAACACGCAACTGCCTAGCCATTTCCACTCTTTGTGCGGCTAACGGAACTTCTGCCGAACCTACGCCCGACATGGTAGAAACAGGGGCAGGGGGTGGTGCAACTTGTCTTAGGGCTTGTGCAATCCGTGGGCCTGTTTCCTGTACCGTTTGTGCGGCTTGGCGTACTTGTGTAGGTGCGCCACCTGCTGCTCTAGCATAGCTTGGCAGCATTCCCACATTAGGAAGTACAGGGGGCAATTTACTGGCTTCAAGCACATTACCCATGCTTTGCAGTATGTCTTGGCTTACAGGGCTAGTAGGCTGATATTGAAAACGCTGTCCAAACTCAGGGCTGTCAAGACGCTTATTCGTGCCTTGTTGGATGTTTTGTATAGCACCTGCACCTATACCTAAAAATGGTGCTGCTGCGCCTGAAACAATGGCTGCTGGAACTTCATACAACGCTTTTACCCGATCCATCATAGTAACGGGCGGCCCTTGTACTACAGGTGGATTTGGCACTTCGCCAACTAAAGTAGGAACATCGCTTGTAATAATGTTGCCACCACGATTTGTTTTCAAATAAACATCAGGGTTAAATCCTGCTTTTGCAGCAGAAGCGTTGCCTTTAGTTACTTGTTCTTGTAAGTACAAATCAGGATCGAAAGACATTATCTAATCCCTAAACGCTGGTTTATTTGTGCGGCTCTTGGGTCTGTAGGGTTTTTTCTAGCCCAATTAAACGCTTCTTTATCTTGAGCGTTTAAACCTTGTGAGAAGGTTACAGGGTCAATAGTTTGCTTACCTTTAAAGAATGTTTGTTTAGTGGTTACAGGCCCAGCTAAATCAATGCTATCCCAATCGCCTTGTGGGTAATATTTTTTATTTAAATCAATTAATGTTCTAAGCGCAGACATACGGCTTGAAATTGTTTTATTTGAGTTGCCTAAATTACCAGCAGCAGCCCTGTATGCTTCTGTATCTTTGTCAGATTGTGGGCCTTCAAAGCGTGGTACTTGTGCAGTAAGTTTTTCACCCAAAATTGTTAATTGAGCATCGGCATCAGCAGCTTGAGTGGGAATATTAAAAAACTCAGCAACACCAGTTCCAATGTTTTGAAAACCGCCTGATGTTGGTCTGCCAGTATTAAATATGTCTGCTGCATCTTTAATGACGCTAAATGAATCTCTAGCGTTTTTAACATTTTTATCTAAATCTGCATAAAATTTAACCGCTAATTCTTGGTTAGCTTTTGGAGATAAAGCTGGGTTATTTACATATTGCGATTGTGTGTTTGGTACTGCGTTGTTCATTTGTTGTGCAGGTGCATTACTCATTGGCATACCGCCAGCAACAGGAACATTACCTGTAGGTGCTGCCATTGGCACTCCAGTAGGAGCGTTCATTGGTGCGCCAGCAGGAGCATTGACCATAGGTGCGCCCATAGGTACTCCACCGCCACCAACAGTCATGCCTGTATTAAATTGCAGGTTTGCCCTAGATATAGCTTGATCGCCAGCTTTTAAGTTTAGGCTTGCCCGTTCATAGGCAGACATTTCAGGCTTAACACCACCAACTTGGAAAGTGCTAATTGGGTCAGGTGAATTAACATCAATAACACCTTCACGGGTTTTGCCTGTTTTCTCATCAGTAAAACTAGCTTTTTCCCACTTAGGCCCTTGCGTTAAGTTCTTCATGCCAACAGCTTGCAATGCAGGGTTATATGCAGTTGCAGCAAACAAGTTAGCAGCCTGACGATCAGGCGGGTTAGACATTAATGGTGCGCCTGTAGGGGTAGGCCCTGCCAATTCCGTTTGTCTTGGATTGACTAAGTTTTGGTATTGACTTAATTCATCACCGTATTGTTTACGCAATGCAGCGGCTAATTCTAGTGCTTGTTTATCGCCTTTTTCTGCAAGACTTTTTCCTGCATATGTTTGAAATAAAGGTGCAGCGTATTGAAAAAAGCTAGGTGCGACATAACGACCACTAACCATCTGACCTGACGGCATTTGCTGACCTTGTTGCATTAGCATTTGCGCCATTTGTTGCTGGCGGTTTAATTGCTGTTGCTGCCCTAAGATTTCGGGTGGTAAGTTGCCACCACTTAGATTGATTGTTGGTATCGTAGCCATATTAGTACATTGCGTATTGGTATGCTGGGTCTGTGTAAGCAGGCGCATCAGGCATAGGTTGGCTGTAATCAGTTACAGGAGCAGGCGTTTTAGGGTCTTGTTTACGCAACGCATTAGCCATAGCAATTTGGTTATAACCAGCACCAACTTGCTTGCCATCAACCGTCTTTCCTGCTTGATTAGTCAGGTTTAAACCTTGTTGCATTGCGGCAGCTTGATTAGCTTGTTGCTGTGCAATATTTTGAAATACGGGGTTTAAGCCGCCAAGGTCTTGGGATTGCATCATCTGTGGGATATATGGGTTCATAATTGTCCGTAATCTACGGCTTTATAGCCGTTATCAAGGGTTATTACAGCATTAGGATATATAGCCTCAACTTCTTGTGCCATTACGCCTGTGTGCGTTCCATGCCCTGCTAATGGATGATCTTTAAATTCATCCTTGTACTCATATGTATACACGGGTAAACCATTAGGTAGCCAAGCAATATGTTTAATGTTTTGTTTAGTGCGAATGTCAGAATATTTCATTATGCCAGCACCACCAAGGCTATATATGCCTTGATTAAGGTTGGCTTGTGCAGCTTGTTTGGCGTTAAAGTCACCCATTTGGGCGTTATATTGCATACCAGCAGCACCTAAAAGATCAGGGCCAGCCGTTGTAGCTTGATTAAACGAATTAACGAATTGTGGGCCTGTCACCTGTGAACCAGTACGCACCGCAGATAGGGTGTTAAGTGGCTCGTTACGCAGATAGGCTTGTTCTTGCAAGGCTTGTTGACGGGCTTGTTGACCAACGCCAAAACCTTGTGTTGTAGCGGCAGCTAGTAAGTCGTTCTCACGCTGTGCTTGTGTCTGCATTGCACGGTCATACGCTACAGAGCCAATGTCAATACCTTTGTTAGCTAATTGCTGTTGCAATGCTTCACGGTTTTGCTGAATCTGCGGATTTAACCGTTGCATATACGCATCTTGATACGACTGGCTAGGGTTAAAACCAGTAGTAGGTAACCTGCTTGTATCAAAAGGCGTGTTGAGCATATTCTCAACATAACTTACGCCCTTGTTGGCTACATCGCCCAAACTCATACTTATTTGATTTTGAACATCTAACAATCTTTGTTGTTCAGGGCTTAAAGTTTGTCTTGCTGTCCAGCCCTCATCAGGGTTTGCTGGGGCTGTTAAAAAATCTTCAATTCTAGGTGCTTTAAGTTGATCGCCAGTTAAAGGAACTTCAATTCGTTCACCAGTAGGGCTATAAGCAAACTGAAACCCGTCTTTAGGCTGAACTGCCAGTCTAGGTTGCATTGGATTAGGGTCAGTTAAACTATATCCTTGAGGTATTGCTGCACCTTGTTGGGATAATGATTTTTGATAAGATTGATAAGCCTGTTCGTATGCTTTAGGGTCAAATTTACCCTGCTGGCTGTATACCAACGAACCATAAGGCGTAAATTGATTTATACGGTTAGCCGCTGACGCTGCTCTTGCAGCTTCTAAATTACCTGCCGCTGTAGCTTGTGCCGCACCAGTATAGTTTGGCGCAGCTGGCGCACTTGGCGCAGGGCCTAATCCTAAAAATCCACCACCACCCATGTCATTCTCCCTTGTTTAGAGGGCATCGGATGTTAAGAAACCGACACTCCTCTTTTTTCATAGCCATAATTACTAAATCCCCATCCATATGGGCATCAGGTATTTCAGCTACCACTTTAAAACCAAGGTGTCGGTTTAATTTTAAGGCATCTTCATTATCGCCACAAATTTGCCCTAGTATAACGCTAACACCTAATTTATTAAAGGGGTAATCAAATACTGCCCACAAAAAATCCCTACTTGCCCAATCTTCGCCAACGCTGCCAATGTGTATTTCACAAGCCTTTGGCATAAAGTTGGTATATCCTGCTACTGCTACTAAATTACCGTCTTTAAGTTGTCCTATACATTGCGTAGTTTCGGGTAACGGATGGTTTAAAATGCGTACCAGCCAATCGCCCATATACTGTTGATTTTCAGTAGTAACTGATCGCAATTACAGGATTCCCCCACGCTCCATTACAAAATCGGTACTAGCCCAATGAAACTCAATGCTTTGAGATACCACATTTAAACTAACTGAACCAGCATAACCTAATCCAGTCACGCCCTGCCATACTTTAGTCGTTACCAAACCACCGCCCCAGTTGGCATCATCCCATTTATCTACATCCCATTCGCCAATGTCTAAAATTAAAGGGTTAAACGATATTTGATTGGTTAAATTTACGGTATCAAAGTCGGTACTTATACCGCATAGCACGCTAGGCAATCCGTTATCGGTCTGAAGGATTGGGCGAACCAAAGTAAAGCGTTTTTGCTGTCCACGACTGTCAAAATAGGAATACGCTTGTTGAACGAAAGCTGTAATGTTTGTTCCTGCATCGGCATTAGTGTCGTAAAACTTGCCTACAAAGCCATTTGCCCCAAAATACATATTATCGCTACTTAATTCCCAGCAATTTGCGTTGATATTGGTAAATCTTGCCCATGATTTTGTAATATTGTGCATTACATACTGCTCTGAACCCCCTGTTACTGGGATATTAACGATCAGCATATTAACTTTGGCAAAATAATTAATTTGCCAGCCAAAATTATTGGCATATTGGTCGGCAGCTTGGCTAATAGCAAAGAAAATCTTGTCCGTAATGTTGACACGGGGGTCTAAACGGGTAGATTGCAGCCCTGCGGATAGCGGTACAAGACCATCTTCGGTCAAAAGCAGCAAATCGCCACCATATTTAAACAAGCATTTACGGGCAAAAGTCTGTCCGATGTTCCAAATACCGATTAACGCCCAATCATTAGGGTCGGAAGGGTCTGATCCCTTGTAAATAGCGACTTCACCGTTACTGGTAACAAAAGCGGCTAGGTCATCTACCCCGTAACCAGCGTCAATAGTCCATGTACCCATTGCTTGCAGGTAACCACCCTTTTTAAAGATACCGCCAAGGGGAAATTCGGTTACTGCGCCATTGATTGAATCTACGGGTAAATACCAAAAGCTAAGACTGTCTTTTTGCACAAAATACAGGCGTTCTTTAAACAGATTAATGTTTGCAAACTGATTGGAATTTAGCCCTGTAACAAAGTATTTAATTGTATAAGTGCCTACTGTAATCGCAACACCGCTTGGAGCGGTAGTCATTGTGTAGGTAAAAGTTGTTGCGTTTGTAACAGTAATTCGATAAGTTCCGTTGTATTCAACAGGAATAGCACCTGCAACCGTAACCGTATTACCAGTCACCAAGCCATGCGCTACAGCCGTTGTAAGGGTCGCTGTCAGGTTTCCCGTGCCACCCCTTGTAATGGTACTAATTGTCTGTGCTGTGCCTGTAGTGGCTGATCTTTGCCATAGCGTACCGTCATAAACGACCATCGGATCAACACCGTTTACAGCGGGCATAAACGAACCACCAGCCGTTGTAAGCATCGTGTGAATCCACTTGCCATCCGTATTGCCTGTTAGGCTTTGGGTAGCCGTAGAAGTGCTTACATCGTAAATAATGGTGGCATTTGAGCCAAACATCTTATTTACTGATGGGCTGCTGTAATTCATCAAAGCTAAAACTGCACCTGTAATGCCAGTTGAAGTCTTGGTATAGCCTTTACGCAGGGTTACATCGGTAGGCGTAGGAAAAAAGTTGACCATTTGAACCGCATCAAGTGGGTTCATTTCAGCCAAAGAATCCCGTGCATTCCATCCACCAATAGGGGAAGCAAGCGATGCAGTTACGGCTGTCCGACCTTTAGCGACTGCCATAATTAACTACCGTAGCCAGTATCAGGGATATTAGCCCAGCCAATAAGCACAGCACTTGGTTGCGGTGCAAACGACAGGGTAGCAGAGCCTTTATCGTTCGCTTTAGCAACGCTTAAATAGCGGCTGTAATCTTGTTGCAATGCGGTAGTGTCAAACGACTTAACTTGGAAATACTTTAGTTTTGTCAATAAAACAAGAACTGCATCGTCTAGTACGGTTGTGTCGGTATCTGCGGTAAAGCTGTTTTTTACAGCATTGGCAGCACTTCTAGCCCAGCCCTTAGAACGATACTCAAAGCCTAAATATTCAAGGGTATTGTAGGGCGGCCATATTTGAAACTCATTGCCAAGAATACGCCAACGAACCCGAGGGCCTGTCGAAATATAGCCTGATTTAAGCCATTGCCATTGCTGTGCGTCAACTGGCCCAAGCATTTGCCAATGTTTAGTCTTATCCCAATGAGTATTATCTGTGACTGTTTCGTAGTCAGGCGGCAACGGATACTTGGTCTTGCTAAAAGTTACAGTACCGCCAATGCTTGTAGAAGAAGCTAATTGACTAGCAGTTACCGTTGACCCTGCAACAGATTCCACATAAGTATCTTGGGGAATAGCTGTGCCTACGATTGAATAGGTATTATCCAAACCTGTGACATTACCAACATTTAACAAGTCATAAGTGTTGTTGATAGTGTCACAAGTCGTGGTTATTGCTGTGGTGTAAAACCGATATTCCAACTCCAATGCTTGCCAATTGTGTTCTTTAACAAGGTCGTACCCTGCACGGTTCATCAAAGCCAAGACTTGTTGCACATCTTGGTTTGTGTTCCCTGCTACATAAGTAGGTATGGCTAAGTTAAGTTCAGCGGTGACTTGCTGTACAAGTTCAAGCATTGTTGATGACATATCAGGCTTCCTCTGTGGCTACCGTTTTTTGTTTACGGGGTTTCTTTTCACCAACAGCAGCAAGTATAGTAGCCATCTGCTCCTGCATTAGGGCTAACTTCGCATCTGTTTCTGCCTTTATTTTAGCAGTTTCTAGTTCCTTTTTGGCAAGTTCTTCTTTCAAGGCGTTAATTTCATGCTCACGCTTGTCAGTTTCTGCTGAAGTTGTTGCTAGATTTAAAAATGCCTTTGCCTTGTCACGGAACGCATAAGGGGACATTCCTGCAATCATTCCCATACGCTGTAACTGTTGATCTGAAGCATTTGCAATAGATTCTACCGTTTGGAACTTAATTGCCCTTAATTCTTCGGCTTGGCTTTTTGATACTAAAGGCCATTCCGTTATAGGCGTTCCAACCACTTCCTCGTCATGCGCTCCTTGTCTATTCATGTAGTTAGCCCATTGAATAGGGAAACGGGTCTTATGGTTTTGTAACGCATAAGTGTCGATTTCGGTTAGGGTATCGCCAGCAACGCAGATTTGCACAAAGTCAAAGTCTTTGTAGATTGGTCTGCCAGCGTCTATGGATTCTTGCTCTTGTTGTACGGATTTCTTGTAAAAGCGTACTTGCAAGCGAGCATCTGCTCCTTGTGTATCTGAAGGTAAAGCCATTTTTAATTCTCCTAAGGTATTAGGTTGTTAAAAGGAAAAAGGGGCTACCAATTAAGGTAACCCCCTGTTTTTACTACATTTTGCTATTAAACACTAGCTTTGCTAAACCAACCGTAATCGCCTGATGCCATAGAAGCACCTGACAAGTATGTACCTGCACCCAAAGTTGCTTGGAATGTAGATGCGTTGACTACGCAAGTAGCGGTTGAAGCCGCAATTGCAACACCAGCTTGGGCAAACACATAGCGAAAGCCATCTGCGCCAAAAGTTTGCAGACCGAGTGGGCCAATAGTTGGGATTGCTACGCCAGCAGAATTTGGGTTAGTGTAAGCATTTTCACCTAAATCTACGCCAGCAATGGGGAGAGTTGAATATGACATGATAATTTTCCTTTAATTAGTCAGTTGATTAAGAACCAGTCAAAATGCCCTGCAATGAAGCGTTGGAGCAAGTTAAATTGCCGGCCCAACCATACAGCTTCACGATTGCATCTTGGTTAATCGATTGACGCTCACCACCAATTGGAACGAAATTACGCTCTTTATGTGGGCGGAAGAAGATGTAATCGGTGTTCAAGAGGTACATATACAATGCGTTCTCTTGTGCGCCAATACCACCACCCAATACCACATCAGCAGACATACCGCCACCGTAGAACTTGAGGGATGCAAAACCTGCTGCACCTTCGTCTACACCAGCAATACGCTGAATCGCTTGCAAAGAAGCTACATAGCGTGAATACAAAGTGTTACCAGCAATAATAAGGTCAACCTTATCATTACCACGAACAGATTTGATAGCAGCAGTAGTCATAGCAGCTTGGATCAATGCAGAAGAATCAGCACCAGTTGTTGCTTGGTTGCGCCAAAAAGTCCAGTTTGCACGGTTAATACCACCGTATGTACCAGTTGTAGGTGAAGTGCTGATAGCAGCGGCTAAACCTGTAATGTTCTTACCGCCATTACCTGTTCCGTCACCATACAAATCGCCTGAAATGCGGTTTAACAGACGAGCTTCAGAAACTTGCATACGACCATCTAACAGGTCGATGATTGCTTCTTTGCTGCTGTTTTGCAACATTTCTAAACCGCTCATGGTTACTGAGTCAGCGTACTGCGTAATGCTGAACTGAGCAGCCGAGATTGGGCTATCAGGAGTAATGTTCAAGACTTCGTAACCGCTATAGCTATTAGCATTGTTGGTTGATGGGTCGTTGTACATGATTTCCTCGAGAATTACATTACCGCCTGAAAAAGGCCGTACATTACCCTTAGAGTTCAATCGTTGAAGAATTGCATTGTTTTCTGTTAAGTTATCTGCCAATACTCCGCTACGACTTTGAATGGTGGTAGCGATAATATCGGTGATTGCGCTATTTGCGAATGCCATGATATTTCCTTTATTAGATTAAGTTAAACCCGACCACCCTCTGCATCGGCTAAATTAGCCATCAGCAAGGATCGTCTATCCTTTGCATCTGATTTAGACACTTGACCGCTAGGAGTAACGGATCGTGGACTAACAGCAGTTGCTTTAGCTTTAGCTACTTGCTGTGCCTTAGACGCTTGAGTACCAACTGATTTCAGGAGTTTTTCCTGTTCCAGTTTGTACGCTTCGTCATTCATACGCACCGCTTTTGCATAAGCCGTTTCTAGGTTTGGGGCTAAACCTCGCTCAAGTAGTTGAGCCATATCTTCCCGTACCATCTCAAAGTGCGGAAACCGCTCTCTGTCACTACTTACCCGATTGATTTCTTGGGTC